AACAACCGAAGGTGATATTGTGATCAGTAAAAAGATCAGCGAAAAGTTAATGGCACTATATAGTGGGCAAGGCCGAGGCAGTGAGCTAAAATCGGCCAAGAATACTGTATGGGGATTGATTAACTCTGTTACAGAGTATATTGACCATCACCGCGGCCGCACAGCCGATGTTAGGATGGACAGAGCTTTGTTTGGGGACGGAATTAGCACTAAGGAAAAAGCCATCACATTGGCTGAATCTTTGATCACCGTCTAAATATAATAGAAAAAAAGGCCCTAGCTCACAACTAGGGCCTTTAAAGACAACTGCAAAGGAAACGATCATGTCAATGGGATTTTCGTCTCATACAACACAACCATTAGAATTATATCATGATTTCTTAAATGCACGAAAATTCGACGATTACGACATTAAAACTTTAGGTTTATCTTTTCTTGATAAGGATGAGACCAAGTCCCTTTTAGGGCACACTCATGAATGGGCGGTCAAAATACCGTACTTTGATATCGATGGCAATGACACCAGTTTTACACGTGTCAGGCTTTTAGTGCCACGCACTAAGATGAAATACAGTCAAGCAAGGGCTAGTGGCAGTCACATTTATTTTCCACCAACAACACAATGGCGGCAGGTTATCTCAAATGTTGGTATACCGATCATTATCACAGAGGGTGAATTCAAAGCTTGGGCAATCACAAAGGCTGTTAAAGCCGAGGGCTCGAACTATGCATGTGTTGGCTTGGCTGGAGTGACTAGTTGGACCGATAAACGTGGCTTGCAATTGCACAAAGACTTGATGCAAATACAATGGCAAAAGAAAACCAATTTCAATGTTACACATAGAAAAGTGCATATCATTTTTGACTATGATGGTGCCAAGGATGATGGTGAGCCAAATGAGCAGGTGGCTTTGGCCGAGACTAAGCTAGCCATTGTGCTACGCGGACTTGGTGCTGAAGTGCATTTGTGCCGTGTCGGCCGCTTTGGTCCTGGTAAAGGCAGTAAGTATGCAATTGATGATCATCTAAACGATGGCAAGGCTTTGTCCGATGTAGTAGCCAGTACGTCGGTTGTGATGAATGGTGTGGACAGCTTGGATGTTAGGCTTCATGAGTTTAGCACTAAGTATGCGCTGTACAATGGCGATGTGATTCGTATTGATGATGGCCATATCATGAGCTTCCAAAAGGCAAAGATAGATAGTGCTCAGCATATCTTTTTGCAGTCTACACAAGTACAGACCAGACCTAATCAACCGCCAAAAGTAGTAACACGTGAATATGTGTTGATGGAAGAGTATAAAAAGTGGCGCAAAAGATGCGATATCAGGAAAGTTGGTGTTTTTCCGCAATACCAAGGTTTAAAGATCACACCAGACGGCTGTTATAACTATTTAGGAAATTGGCTTCATGATCCGATTGAGGGCGATCCAACTGAGTATTTGGAATTTTGTAAGTACTTTTTTAGAGATGAACCGGCTTTTGCTGATTATTGGCATGACTGGGTTGCTAACATAGTCCAGTTTCCGCATAAAAGAAATAACACAACCCCACAGTTTGTGAGTAATGTGGAGGGTATTGGTAAGTCGGCTGTTGCTGAGTTTATAGCCGAAATGCTAGGTCTCGGTGAAAACGGTCCAGCCATCATTATCGGACCGGATGAGCTATTTGGTAATTTCAATGGCATCTTTAAAAATAAGATTCTGATTGTGATCAATGAGCCATCATCGGATCGTGAGGATCACTCAGCACAGCTAAAGAGCATGATCACAGGCAAAGAAATTGCCATCAATAACAAGTATGGCGCTCAATACAATATTGAGAATTTTATGAACTTTATCTTTACGTCAAATAAGCCTTACATCACAAGAATGGGTGACAATGCAAGACGTGAAGCCATCTTTAAGCCTGAAACTTTAACCAATGCCGAGACACACCCTAAAGTTGTAAAGCTGATGCAATGGGCAAGACAGCAAAATGGCTTTGGAATTGTGCTAAATTGGTACTACAACCGAGACATCAGTAACTTTGATCCTGCCAAACCAGCACCAGAAACTAAGTACAAACAAGTTGCTATACAAGCCAGTAAGAGTCCGATCGAAGCCTTTGCAAGTGAACTTGCCGACTGGGTAGTTGAGAATCTTGACGGAATAGCAGCTTTTACACCATCGCATTTGGAGGTACTATGCGAACGTTGGGGCCATGAAGTTAGAGCAAAAGCTCAATATATTCGTAAAGCTTTGTTAAGCCATGGTGAAGTCGAAGCCAATAAAGTCATAAGATTAAATGGAAAATCACATAGATTTACCATCTTCAAAGTTACATCTTCAAAGGCTAAATTATGTAACTTTCAAAAACACGGAGATCTGTCAAAATTGTCAGAAAATACAGATGCTGCGATCAAGAGAGAAATAGAACTATAGTATTAAAAGTTACATCTAAAGTTACATAAAAGTTACATCAAAATGCTAGCCAAGTTGTTGATTTTAAACGATAAATACATAGTTACAATAATTACATATATATTTAAATATTATTTATATATAGATATATACGTCGTCGTATATAGTTTTCTGGTTAGATGTAACTTTAGATGTAACTATTATTACTTTAGTTTACCATATAATACTAAAGTTTCTCTCTTACAACTATTACCGTTTTTCCACACTTTTCTCAAGTTTGATGTACAATCCCACACATGAGCACACAACCTATACCCAAAAAACCAGTTGGGCGGCCATCTAAGTATGATCCGTCGTTTTGCCAAATTGCTATTGACTTAGGCAAAAAAGGTTATAGCCGAGAAGCTATTTCCTCTGAGCTTGGCATTACATGGCAGACTTTAGGCAATTGGGCTGAAGCGAATCCAGATTTTTTCACGGCCTTAGAAGAAGCTAAGAAAGAAGAGATGCTTTTCTTTGAAAAACTTGCTTTAGACCACATGATCGAGAGACCGGGCGGGAACAGAATCAACACAGCGCTGTGGTCAAGGTCGATGGCAGCTCGTTTTCCGCATAAATATCGCGAAAACAATAAGCTTGAAGTTACAGGCAAAAACAACGGGGCTATTCAGGTCGATGTTGTACATGATTTTGCTGAGGAATTGATGAACGAAATTCTTAGTATACGGCAAGATGACAACAACAATCGAGAAGATAGCTAAGCACGTTGATCAACGTCTAAAAGCCGGACCTAGCTTAAATGCGGCTTCACCGGAATGGAAAGCAGCGTTAAAAGCCAGAAACAAATGGCTTACAATCGCAAGTGATCATCAAATACCGCCCAAAGGCGATTGGTGGAGTATCTGGTTACTTTTAGCAGGTCGCGGTGCTGGCAAAACTCGGTGCGCGGCTGAGTGGACTTGGTGGGCAGCTTGGACACAACCAAAGACAAGATGGCTGGTTTCGGCTCCAACGAGCGGTGACGTTCGTGACGTGTGCTTTGAAGGCGATTCAGGTTTGCTAAATGTCATGCCAACTGAGCTCATCGACTTTTACTATAAATCTCTGCATGAGATCAACTTAAAGAATGGCTCAATCATCAAAGGCATTCCTGCATCAGAGCCTGAGCGCTTTCGCGGTCCGCAGTTTCATGGTGGGTGGCTTGATGAGCTTGCAGCTTGGCATTACCTTGATGAATCATGGAACATGCTGCAATTCGGTATGCGTCTTGGTAAGCAGCCTCGGCTTATCTGTACAACAACACCAAAGCCAAAGCCTTTGATTGTTGACTTGGCAAACCGTGATGGCGAAGACGTGTGTTATACAACAGCATCAACGTATGACAACTTAAAGAACTTAGCTCCATCGTTCCAACAGCAGATCTTACAGTATGAAGGCACAACGCTTGGCCGACAAGAGATTCATGCTGAGATTATCGACCCAGAAGAATCAGGCATTGTTAAACGTCAATGGCTAAGACTTTGGCCGGCCGAAAAGCCGTTGCCTCAGTTTCAGTATGTCATACAAAGCTACGACTGTGCTACGTCTGACAAAACAGCCAATGATCCAACTGCTTGCACAGTTTGGGGCGTCTTTAAACCAACCGACAAGCCAATGTCTGTCATGCTGATCGATGCATGGGACGAGCACATGAAATACCCAGACCTTCGGCCTCGTGTGCTTGAAGAGTTCGGTACGATTTACGGTGACAATGACGAATTCGGACAAGGCAAGAAGGTTGACTTAGTTCTGATTGAAGACAAGTCAGCTGGCATTTCACTGATTCAAGACCTGCAAAGAGCCGGATTGCCAATCCGTGCTTATAACCCAGGGAATGCAGACAAAACACAGCGACTGAATATCGTGGCGCCTCTGATTCAAAAAGGCTTGGTGTATATTCCTGAGTCTATGTCGCGTGAAGGAATGGCTCGTGACTGGGCCGAACCGTTGATCAATCAGCTTTGTGCTTTTCCTGAAGTCCGACATGACGACCTTGTAGACTCAACCAGTCAAGCTTTACGATATTTGCGAGATAGTGGTTTCCTTGTCTTGGATTATTTGTATAATGACCCAGATCTTTATGTGGATGATACCAAGCCTAGAAGGGTGAACCCATATGCCTTATGATGAAGACCTAGCTCGTATAAAAGCTGAGATGTTGATGAAAAGTCAACCGTCGTATGATGATGGTGCTAGCTTGTTAGAGCCCGATCCAAACATGATGCAAGTCGGTTTGTTTGGCAAAGGGCCAAAGCCTGTTAAGCCCATGGAACCACCAATCGATGTGCAAAGGCGTTCGATACTTGGTTTGCATGCTCAAGAACAAGCACCAGTTCCGGCAATTAGGCCTCAAGACATTCCTGTTCCAACATCTAATTTTCCTGCGCCTGTTCCAACATCTAATTTTCCTGCGCCTGTTCCACAACAACCGCCCACACCTACACCTGAGCCTACTCAACCAATTAGCCCATTAAATGACTTGGCTAATAAAGCTTTAAACAAGCCGGTGTCTAGACGTGAAGTGCTTAAAAAGACAGGGCAAGCAGCTTTAAACCAAGTATTGCCAACCCCTAAAATTTCTGATGTTGTGCCTGAAATTACGTCACCATTAACTGACGTTGTAAAGCCTATGTTTGAAAAGAACGGTACTATTGACTTACATCTTGGTGATTATATGCATCATGCATTTAGCGATGCTTATGAGCAAGAACCGCATTCAGTGGCTCAAGGAATGTGGTTGTTAGCTCGTGATTATTTAAAAGATCGAATTACACCAGAAAAACTTGATTCAATGGATGAATTGGCAAAGACGCCAAAAGGCAAATACCGTGAGGATTCTTCGGATGATATGTCTGATGAAGATGCGCATGAGTTGTATATTCACATGCAACATCAGTTAACGCATAACTTGAAACCACATGAAATGGTTGATGTGCTAAGCAACTTGCATCAACATGATTATGATAATCGTGAACTATACGATGACATGGCTAACTTTTACCAATACGATCCAAGATCATATCAGCCTAAGTTTGCGGGACTAGGCTTAAAGCCTAAAAGAGGCGATAGATCATTTGAGTTTGAAAGCTTAGTGTCTCCTGAAGAGTTTAGTAATTATCTTGATGAGTCATGGGAACAAGTGGAAAAAGAAAGCAAAGCTAAAAAGGGATCTAAATAATGGCTGAAGTATATGATGCATTAGGCAATCTCACCGGCTATGATGATAGCAATGCGCCAGAATCAAAGCCTTTAGCAGCTCCCGATCTTAAGAGCCCACTTACAGCGGCTGTTTCCAAGATCAAAGATGTAGCAACTAACTACAATCCTTTGATGTTAATGAAGTCGATGCAGGATGTTGCTAAATCGACTGTTGTTAATCCAGCGATCGGCGCACTTGGAATGGCGCAAGGTGTAGTACGTTCAGTGCCTGAAGTATCTACTGACATAGCTAACTACTTTAAGACAGGCCAAGTTAACACAACAGGGCTGGACACTGCTAAATACTTGGCGGATGAATTTGCCAAGATGCACATGGCACCATCACAAACGCCACTTGGTCAGCAATTCGACCAATCATTGTCTAATGCTTACGATACAGCAACACAAACATACAAAATGCCGCATGCTTGGCCAATGTCACCTGTAGGCGGCGTAATTGACAACATGACCGGACTTGAAGAACGTCGACCACTTGTATCGCCAAGTGACGTAAGAGCCACAATCGGTAAAGCGCAAATTGTCGGTCAAGAGCTTAAAGACTTACCACAAGACTTTAGGAATGCACAATCAGGCGTTAAAAGACAAAACATACTTGGCGAAGATACATTAGGTGTTAAGGCACAAAAAACTGCGGACACAATTGGCGATATCATGGCTAAGCGCAAGATGCAAGGCTTGCCGCCTGTTCCAGGAATTCCTGGTGCTTTGCAACCTACGACAAGTTTGTATGCTGTAAGACCTGAAGGTTCACCTGTCGTTTCGTCAACTACAAATAAAGTTCCATTAGAAAAAGGCGGTATTGATAGCGTTATTCGCGATATCATGCCTTATAGCTCAACACCTACAACTGATGAGCTTAATGATTTGTATCAAAGTAAGATACTTGAAGATACTCCGCATGATAGTCAATTTATCGATTTTAGAAATCAAAAAATACAGCAAGAGTTTCCTGACTTAAGCCAATACGATGCGAATCGTGCGTTTATCTTAAAGTATCCGCATAATGAGCATGATCAAAAACGAGCTGAGCATTTAAATGAATATGCCATTAAGCATGGTTTGCCAACACTTGATCAGTTTAAAAACAATTACGATACTGCTGTAAAAGCATTGCAAGGTCCATTTAAGAACTACATCATGAAGTATGTGGGCACTGAAAAAGATCCTTTGCTTACTCAAGCAGGCAAAGGCATTACAATGCTGACTCGTGATAACATTGTAAACTCTACTGTTCCAAATGGTAGTATAGAAAAAAGCAGACGAGCATTTAATCCTGATATGCCGTTCGGCACAGTTCAGCCTAAGCTAGATGCTAAACAAACTGAACTTAGGGATTTGCATAAACAGCTAGATGATCTACAAACTCAAAGTACAGCATTGGATCGTCAAGCACAAGAGCAAGGCGTTACTGCTATTTCGCTTCCAGGTAAAAAAGACTTACTTAAGCAAATCAAAAAGCTTGAGTCACAAATACAATCAAAACATGGCGACATTGACAACTTAAAGCTTGCTCATGATTATGAGAACATCGCTGATTCTAGTTTGACAATGAAAACAGCACAAAAGATGTGGGATGAAATACCTGCTTATGAAAAGCAGTTTTACCCACAGCTTAAAAATATAGTTGACAATACGCCAAATTCACCTGTTTATGACATAAATCCGACTAGCTTATACTCACTTGGATTATCGGCTGTCGGTAAAGGCTTGTTTGATAATATCTTAACGGGTAAGATGAGTGCAAATGAACTTGCAAGAACCCCAATCGATAAGTTTGTGGTTGATCAAACAAAAGATCGAATTGCTCAAGAACTGGCTGAAAAGAAAGCATCAACAAAGCGTAAGATAGCCGTCGAAGATCGTCTTAAGAAAGACTTAAATGCAATCCCTGATTCTCAGCGGTTTGGCAATGTCAAGCTTCTTACTCTTGATCAAAGCACAAACCCTGACGATGTGCTTCATCATTTGTCAATGGAAACTGAGATCAATGATTTTTGTGCGGCTAAAGGACTTGATAGCTGCAACTATAAGCATTTGTGGACAGGCGATACACGACGTTACACACCGATTCTTGATGTAGCCACAGGTAAGCGGTTTCCAACAACACAAAATGCACCTATGACATCTTATATTCGGGATGTGATTGATGGGCATTCTAAGCAATTGATCATGAGGGATGCCGAGACTGGTTGGCCTGTTGGAAACATTGAGCTTAAAAATAAATCAGACTCACCAGGAGGTCCTACATATGTTGTTGGTTTTGCTACACAATATCGAAATGCGCAAATTGATCCAAAATATCGAGCCGCTTTTAGAGATGTTTTAAATGCGCACTCAAATGAGATTCGGTCTTTGGGCGATGATAGTAAGTCTGGTGTTTATGATACAGCAAGAACACCAGTAAGGTCATTAGCAATTAGAGCTGGCATGAAGACGGAAGACTTCCAAAGAGCAGTTGCAGCTCACCCACTGTCACGCTTTGTGCTAGATTCAGACTTAATTGCGCTAAAGAATAAAGAAATACCTGCGCCTACAAATGCAAGACAAGCGGATTCTATTAACTATTTACGAGCACAACAGCAAAGCTTAAGTCAGCAAATAGTCGAGCTTGATAGAGATGATCCTGATTATGCCACACATCATGCTGATTTATATCATCAACTACATGATATAGACTTAAGAATCAATCGTATGATTGATACGGCAGCGGCGCAAGACTTAACAGGCTTAAGCCCTAATGCTCAAGCTATTCGTCTTAATGGTCCAACTGAGCCTATTCCAGATATTTTGGCGAGTGCATCGAATAATCGAGTCAGACAAGCATATATAACTTATTTACGAGATCTAGGTGAGTGGGGTCTTGATAGTGAAGAGCTTGAGAATAATTTGTTAGGCGCAGGTAGTCATGTTGATCCTGATTATATGGAACCCCAAGAAATGGGTGTTCGAACAGATGATGAGCTTAATGAAGTTGCTGATATGCTTGGTCGACATGGCGATGCTTTTAGCGAGCATATTCATCATCTTAATGCACCACCAGCTCAACCTCCTTCATTTACGCCTGAGCAAGTTGATCAATTAGCTCGTGAGCTAATTAACGTTGAGCGTACAGATCAAGACCATAATATTCAAGGATTGCAAACAACTAGGTTTCTGTTGGCTAATGGGCAATATGATCACCCCACATTTCGTCAATTGCCTCCTGGGCTTCGTGAACAAGCTGAAGAGCAAGTACATCGTCGGTTTGTTGAATTATCAAACAACTTAGTCCGCCAAAGAGCAATGAGGCCGATCCCTTCTATTTATGACATGACCGACTCACCGCGAGTTAGAAGTGTTTATCGAAGCACGGTTGACGAAATAAGCCCTGATGATGATCTTGAGAGCATGCGTGAGCATCTTCAAGTTGTGTTACATGTACTAGACGATCCAGATCTAAATAATGATCTTTTAAATGACTTACATGCTAATGATCAGCAATCTGAAAGAGCCGTTGCATTAAGAGAAATGCTTGAAGCACACGTTGATGCTCTTAGCACGGCAATCAATATGAATGAAGAGCATGCACCTGAAGCTGGAAATGAACCAGCTAATGAAACACCGCGTGAAGCTTTCTATCGTCAACTTGGCGATCTTGTTAATAGTAGTATTTCTAGGCTTGAAAATCTTGGCACACCCGAAGGCAATTTAGGCGCTGATATTATTAGAAATGTGCTTATGCAAGCGGCAACACAGCATGATACGTTTGCAAATCCTGTTCGAACTGCCACGCTGGTTAGAGATGCAGCCTCAATTCAAGAATCTCAGACTGTAAGAGCAGCTCTATATGATCTTGCAAACAACATTATGTTCTTGCATACAGGCAATGAGGGTCAAGCTGTAGAGCCTTATCGTGAGCCTACAGCACTACAACAGACTATGCAAAGATTGCAAGCCCAAACTACTCCACATTTACGCGATGCAATGGGTCATAGACAGGCTGATGAAGTTGATCAGACAGCTAATAATATTTTTGGTCGCTTTGACCATAATGAAGTTGCTGACATCATACATTCACTTCGTAATGGGGATGAAGTGCCTGGTAATGAGCTTTATCAAGATTTTTCGATGCGTCAACGGGAGTTGCTAGCTCGTGAATTACAACGCAGACTTCCTGTGCCTGAAGATGAATTTAACTTTGAGCCTGATAACATGCATGGCGCTAATCAGCAATTGCCACAAGCTACACAAGAACATCGAGAAATCCGTCAAGTGATCAATGACACACTTGAGCGCTGGGATGATATGTCACAAATGTACAATCAGATGTTAGATGATGGCATTACGGCAGGAACCCCTATTCCAGAAATAATTGAATCATTGCAAGACCATATTGCAGGACTAATCACTGATATCCAAGTAATTCCTGGGAATATGGGATTTGACCTAGAAGAACAAGAAAGAGCTATTTCAGATTTAGAAGACTTACATAGTCATTTGAATAGAATAAGCGGTATGGATCATTGATCCATATAATGAACCTGATTAACAAACACAAAGGTAAACCATGGCTACAGAAATGCCTATCCCTCAAGACTTCAATCGATTTATCGGCCCTGAGCAAGAGCCGTCGATTGATGAAGATGAATCCATTATGGAGATCATTGAGGAGATTCCTGATGTTGAGGAATTGCCTGACGGATCTGCCATTGTGCGAATGGATGACCTTAAAGGCCCTGAAGAGTCGCCTGACTTCTATGAAAATCTTGCCGAATCTCTTGACATCATAGAGCTTAACTCTATTGCTCTAAAGTATCTGGACTTGATTGAGAAAGATAAAGAAGCTCGTGAAGATCGTGATAAGCAATATGAAGACGGTATTCGTCGTACTGGATTAGGGCATGATGCCCCAGGTGGTGCACAGTTCATGGGTGCATCTAAAGTTGTGCACCCTGTTATGGCTGAGGCTTGTGTGGACTTTGCGGCAAGAGCTATTAAAGAACTCTTTCCACCAGATGGTCCTGTCAAGACTAAGATTATCGGCGAAGTTGATGATGCCAAGACAGCTAGAGCTGAGCGTAAACGCGACTACATGAACTGGCAGTTGACCGAGCAAATTGAAGAGTATCGTGATGAGCAAGAACAGATGCTCACACAACTGCCTCTTGGTGGCAGCCAATACTTAAAGCTGTGGTGGGATGACCAAAAGAAACGACCATGCGCTGAGTTTGTGCCTATTGATAACATTTATTTGCCGTTTGCTGCAGGTAATTTCTATACAGCATCACGCGTTACTGAAGTCCAAGACATCACACAAGAGATGTATGAGATTCGTGTCAATACAGGTTTGTATCGTGACTTGGATGTGTATAGGTTACCACAAGAGCCTGATGAGTCTAAAGCACAAAAAGCTAACAACAAAATTGAGGGTAAGACACCACAAAGCATTAATGTTGACGGTGTAAGACGTGTATTTCACATTCGTACTTGGTTAGAGTTAGAGGATGATAGCTACTCAAAGAGTGAAAGAGCCCCTTACATACTAATGATTGATGAAAATGAGCGTTCGGTTGTTGGTTTATATCGTAACTGGGAGGACGGCGATGAAACAATGTCTAACTTGGATTGGCTGGTTGAGTTCAAGTTTATCCCTTGGAGGGGAGCATATGCGATTGGTCTCCCTCATCTCATTGGCGGATTGTCCGCAGCCCTTACCGGAGCATTACGTGCACTACTAGACTCAGCGCACATTGTGACTGCCCCTACAATGCTAAAGCTAAAAGGCGGCAAGATATCTGGGCAAACTACAGTCATTGAGCCTACACAAGTAGCCGAAATTGAAGGGGCTCCTGGTGTTGATGACATTCGTAAGATTGCCATGCAAGTGCCTTTCCCACAACCTTCGCCTGTTTTGTTCCAACTTTTAGGCTGGTTAACTGATGCAGCCAAGGGTGTAGTGACTACAAGTGAGGAAAAGATTGCTGATGCTAGCAATAACATGCCTGTTGGTACAGCTCAAGCACTGATTGAGCAAGGAGCCGCAGTTTTTAGTTCAATTCACTCAAGATTGCATGACAGCCAAAAGAGAATCTTAAAAATCTTAGCTAGATTGAACAGGTGGTACCTAGATGAGCAAAGAAAAGGTGAAATTGTTAGAGATCTCGAAATTTCGGTCGATGATTTTGAGTCCAATACGGACATTGTACCGGTTTCTGATCCTCATATCTTTGCGGAAAGCCAGAGATATGCGCAGATTCAAACGCTTGCGGCAAGAGCGCAAGCAAACCCCGATCTCTACAACAGACTTGAGGTAGAGAAACGGATTCTGAAGCAAATTAAGCTCCCAGATGTCAATGCAGTGCTTCCTGACCCTGAAGAAGTGAAAGATATGAACCCTGCATTGGAAAATGTGTCCATGACACTAGGAAAACCAGCCGGCGCATATCCGCATCAGGATCATATGGCACATTTGCAGACACATTTGGCCTATGCAATGAACCCAGTATTTGGATCTAACCCAATTATTGCCCCGAAATTCATCCCTGCAGTATTAGAGCACATAAAGCAACATATTACCTTATGGTATTTAAATCAGATTGACACGTATGCATCTGTGGCCCTTCGTGAACCTTTTAACGCATTAAAAGTCCAACCGATGATGAAAGAAGCTCAGCAGTTGTTGGCTGTAAGTGCGCAGCATGTCAATAAGGATACAGAAGAGCAATTTGCTCAACTGCAGCCCCAGATTGCACAACTCGTGAAGATGATGCAACAATTGCAGCAATCACAACAACCGACTGACCCATCTGTTCAAGCTCTGGTCCAAACTTCTATGGCTGAAACACAACGGAAAGCGGCTCGTGATAAAGCTGAGATTCAATTGAAGGCTCAGGACATGCAAACCATTGCACAAGAGAAGCAATCTAGATTACAGTCCGACGTAGTGATGAACACAGAGAATAACTTGACTGCCGAGAGAATTAAGTCCGCAGAGCTAACCAGAGATGCGGCACAATTGCAACATGAGCAACTGCAAACTGTCCTCGATGCTCAAAACCAACTCCAAACAAACTTAGGGGGAAATCCAAATGTCTGAAGCAATTAACATGCATAAACGGATCGCTATGGGTGGTGAATCCGAAGCTAACCACTTGAAAAAAGGCGGTATTGCTAAGAAGCACCACTATGCCAAAGGTGGTTCAGTAAATAATGGGGCAATCCCAGAATCTAAAGTTGCAAACCTACCTGCTAAAGCCAATACACCGATTATTGGAAAGCCTACAGGTAAGATTGCCACTATGAAAAAAGGTGGTCATGCTAAAGGTGGTATGACAGTCATTATTGCACCTATGAAGAAGTCATCTGGTCGGGGCCGTTAATGCGGATTTCTGATCTCATCGGACGGATAAAGCAAAAGCAAGTCGAGATTGCTGACTCCCTTGTACAAGGGTATGCCATCAATTTCGAAACTTACCAGCGCCTAGTCGGTCAACACCAAGGTTTGGATGAAGCCTTGAATTTAATCAACCAACTCATAGAAGAGGAAAACCAAGATGTCGAATGATATCGAACAGACGCTTGAAGAAGCGTTTCCAAATGTAGATCCGTTAATGGCACCTTATGGTGGCAGAGTGCTTGTACAGCTTAGATCTGTAAAGGATAAAGTAACTGCTTCAGGCATTGTGCTTCCCGAAGAAACCAAAGAAACCGAAAAGTGGAACACCATGATCGGTAAAGTCATTGCTATTGGGCCTTTGGCTTTTAGAAAGCGTGACACAATGGAGCCATGGCCAGAAGGTGCATGGGCTCAGGTAGGCGAATACGTTCGTGTGCCTAAGTGGGGTGGTGATAGATGGGAAATTGATTTTACAGATGCAAAAGGCCTTAATGGTAAGTGCTTGTTTACTTTCTTTAATGATCATGAACTCATTGGTAAAGTCACTGGTGACCCTCGTGATATTAAAGCGTTTATCTAAGTTTTGAAAGGAAACTTTATGAATAGCACTGAAAAGTTAGAACTGCAAGTGGAAGAGAATCAAGATGGTAGTGCATCGGTTCAAGTAACCACTGCAGATGAATCACTGCAAACAAAGAATGATGAGCTTATTAACATTATAGAAGAAGCTGCTTCTAGTAATGATAATGACGATCAAAATGATAGTGGTAATGACCCTGATAGGGAAGCCATTAGACAAGCTAGGCGTGAAGAGCGTCAGCTTAAGAAACAACTTCATCGCGAAAAAGCAAAAGAATCAAATCATTTAATTTCAGCACTTAAAAAGCAAAATCAACAGCTTGCTGAGCGTGTTGCAATTATGGAGAAAAAGACTTCTGGCGCTGAGCTTGCAAGAGTTGACAAAGCAATTGAGGACGCAGCTGTTCAGGTTGAGTATGCCAAGCTTCAAATGAAAGAGGCGGTTACTCACTCTAATGGTGAGGCTCTTACAAGAGCTCAGCAGGACTGGTATGACGCACAGCGAAAGCTTGAGTCATTAAAGAACATGCGTGAAACTTCTGCTCGTCAAACGACAGGACAGACCCCTAATATTCAATCAGACCCTGATGTTAAACGGATGGCCTCTGACTGGGTAGAAAGAAACCCATGGTATGACCCAGAGGGTAAGGATCTGGACTCCGAAATTGCCCAAAAGATTGACAAACGCCTTACTGAGGAAGGGTTTGACCCACGGTCTGAGGACTATTGGGAAGAATTAGACGATAGAGTTGCAAAATATTTACCACATCGCGCTGATCGTGGTTATAATCCGCCAAACGTCAAAAGTCAGAGGCCTCGATCCATGGTGACAAGTTCTGGTAGAGATTCAATCGCTAGTACTAAATCTAACGAGTTTAGACTTAGTCCACAGCGTGTTGCTGCCATGAAAGAAGCAGGTTTATGGGATAACCCATCTGCTCGTCAAAAAGCAATTGCGAATTATGCCAAATGGGATCGTGAAAATAAACAAAGGAGCCAATGATGGATGACAGATTAAAGAAAAATGTTAGAGCAGGCCGTGAGGATAGAGCCACGGAAGACAAAATGCGTCAACCTGCAGAAGATAGTTTAGTTTCATCTCAGGAGCGTCGTAGAACGTTCCGCTCGGAATGGCAACCTGAAGCACTTCCGAATCCACCCGAAATACCGGGTTTTCACTTATGTTGGCTATCTACAACCAACCAATACGATCCTATCCATAAGCGCATGAGACTTGGATATACACCTGTAAAAGCTTCTGAAATAGAAGGCTTTGATGCATACAGAGTGAAGTCCGGGGAACTAGAAGGCTTTGTAGCTTGTAACGAAATGGTCTTGTATAAACTTCCCGAAGATGTTTATCAAGAAATGATGTTGGAAATGCATCACTACGCTCCTCAAGACGAGCAAGAAAAGATTCGTGTTCAACAAGAAATGCTACAAGAACAAGCTCGCGATGCGAAAGGACGCCCATTGGTTACGATTGAAGGTAACGGCATGAATTTTGATCAAACCATTAAGACGCCTGTCTTCGTATAGGCAAGGAGCACACTATGTCAGCAGTATCAGCTCCGTTTGGTTTGCGCCCCGCATATTTTCCCACAGGGTTGGAACGTGCTCAGGCGCTTGCAAACGGTATCGCTTCGGGCTATAGCTCGAACATTCTCAAAGGTCAGCCTATTATCTATGGTCAAAGTGGCGCAAGCGCCAACGGCACTATTGTGGTAGCAACTGCACCTTCCGCCGGCGCATCTGCCGCCTCTTATCCCGTTACTGGTTCATTCCAAGGGGTTGAGTGGACGGATACTACAGGTCGTCGCCGTGTTTCAAACTACTGGCCCGCAAGTACAACTTACGTCACCGGTTCATGCATTGCTTATTTCTATAACGACCTCAATATCGTTTATGAAATCCAAGCTGATGGAAGTATGCCACAGACATCTATTGGTAATGAGTACAATTTTACTGTTGCCAATATTGCTGCTGGTTCTACAACCACTGGTTTGTCACAAGCAACTTTGAATACAACTGCCGTTGGTAATGGTGTTCAAGGACAAATGCGCGTTGTTGATCTGGCTGCTTATCCAGACAATAACTGGGGGGATGCTTACACTATCGTTCGTGTCCAATTAGCAATCACGCAATTCTACGGTGCTTACACCGCAGTTGCTTAATAAGGAGGACTGAACTATGGCAGCCCCAATGCGAAGTACGGACTTTAGATCGATTGTTGAACCGATCCTTAATGAGTCCTTTGACGGTGTATATGATCAACGTGCCGATGAATGGTCCACGGTTTTCCGTGAACAAGCCGGTATTCCTCGTAACTACCATGAAGAACCCGTCCTGTACGGTTTCGGTGCAGCTCCTCAGCTCCCTGATGGCTCACCCGTTACCTATCAACAAGGCGGCGTGTTGTTCTTGCAACGTTACGTCTATCAAGTCTTCGGTCTTGCTTTTGCATTGACCAAAGTATTGGTGGAAGACGGTGACCACGTTCGTATTGGTCAAATTTATGCTAAGCACTTGGCACAATCATTGGTGGAAACTAAAGAATTGTTGTGTGCTAACATCCTAAACAGAGCTTTTAATAGCTCTTATGTGGGTGGTGACGGCGTATCTTTGATTAACACAGCACACCCCATTGCAGTTGGTTCATTTAGTAACCAGTTGGCAACAGCCGCTGCACTTAGCCAGACATCACTTGAGCAAATGTTGATTCAGATTCGTCAAGCCGTTGACAACAACGGTAAGAAAATCCGTCTCCAACCTTTGAAGCTTGTTGTTGCTCCTGGTAACGTGTTCCAAGCTGAAGTGTTGCTGAAGTCAGTGTTGCGCACTGGTACAGCCAATAACGACATCAACCCAATTAAATCAATTGGTTTGTTGCCCGAAGGCGCTACCGTGATCAGCCGTTTGACTTCATCTACTAACTGGTGGGTACAAACCGACGCACCAGAAGGTATGAAGCTCATGATGCGTCGTGCATTGGAGAAGACCATGGAAGGTGATTTTGAAACTGACTCAATGCGCTATAAAGCCACTGAGCGTTACATCCCTAACTGGACTGACCCACGC